TCAGTCTTTGAATGGTGGCATAAAAAATGTGATATTGAAGCTGCCGGAATGAAGTATGTTCATGCGGTCGAAACTTATGTAACAGAGTCCTTAGAAGAAAAAATTAGGGATAATTACCATTGTGTCCTTCTCGCTAAGAATAAGGCTGGCGTTTTCGAGTTAAATAAGTTGATTTCAACTTCTTTTTGCAGAGAAGATAATCATTATTACTATACGCCACGAATCAGTTTTGAAGAGCTGAAACACACTTCAGATAATATTTTAATTACAACGGCCTGTATCGGCGGTCCTTTAAGTAAAGGAAACGAAGATTTTAAAGAGCGATTTATCGATTTTCTTCTCGAAAACAACAACCGAGTATGGCTGGAGATAGGTCACCATCTCGATCCTAAACAGGTACAATATAACCAATACCTCTACAGCTTAAATAAAAAGTATGGTTTAAGATTAATTGCCGGCACAGATACACATTGTTTAAACGATACCCATGTGAAAGGTAGAAAAATTCTTCAGCTTTCTAAAAATATTCATTTCAGTGATGAAGATAATTGGGATTTAACTTTTAAAACATATGACCAATTAGTGGCTGCATACAGCGAACAGAACGCGATTCCTGAAAAGGTGTATTTAGATGCAATAGAGAATACTAATATACTTGCGGATCAAATTGAATCTTTTAATATAGATAAATCTACGAAATATCCTCATATTTATGAAGATTCAGCTACGACCTTTCGACAGAAAATCAATACGGCAATTAAAAATCATCCGTATATCAACAAGCGATACACTATAGAGGAGATCAATAAAACTGTTGACGAGGAATTTGCGGTTTATAAGAAAACTGGATCCATCGATTTTATGTTGCTACAAAACTATATCCGAGAATGGGAGAGAGAGAATGGTATTTTGTGCGGCTATGGGCGTGGATCTGTTTCAGGCAGTTTTATTGCATACATCTTAGGAATTACTCAGATGGATAGTAAACGTTTTGATTTAAACTTTTTCCGATTTGCCAATCCAGAACGTGTTACAAATGCCGATATTGATACAGATTATTCTAGTAAAGATAGAGACAGAGTAAAACAATTTCTCTTGCGTGATAAAATGAATCTTCCTCAAATTAAAACCAGTGAGATTATTACATTTAACACTGTAGCTGAAAAAGGTGCGGTAAGAGATGTTGCGAGAGCCATGGATATTCCGCTATCAGAAGTAGCAGATATTTGTGACCAAATAGGGAAAAACGGGATCCCAGAAAAACTGCGAAAAAAATACCCTGAGCTTTTTGAATATGTGGATATTGTCTCTGGAACAATCGTTTCGATTGGCACCCACCCTAGCGGTGTACTAGTTAGCGATTTAGATTTGACAGAAAACGTTGGTACTTGCACAACATCTACTTCAGACTACCCCATTTCGATGCTAAATATGAAAGAATTGGACGATCTTTTCTTCGTAAAACTGGATATTTTAGGGTTGGATAACATTGGTGTTATCAATGAAACGTGTAAAATGGTAGGTATTGATAGAGCCGACCCTGATAATACTGATTTAGAAGATATGGATGTATGGGAAAAAATCAGAGATGATACCACACTTATTTTCCAATGGGAGAGTGAACAAGCTCAAGCCTACTTGCGCAAATTTATGTCTGACGAAACATTAAATAAGGTAAGGCCAAACATTCCGAATTTTTCGATGCTAAAATGGCTTTCTCTTGGCAATGGTTTAATTAGACCGGCATGTTCCAGCTACCGTAATGAAGTAGCGGACGGAATATTTTATGATAACGGGTTGGAGGAATTAAATCAGTTTCTTGCAAAAGAAATGGGTCATATCTGTATGCAGGAAACAATTATGCAGTTCTTAGTTCAGTTTTGTGGATATTCTCAAGCAGAATCAGATAATGTCCGAAGAGCGATTGCTAAGAAAAAGGGAACAGAAACACTTTTGCCGGAAATTGAAAGTCGGTTTATTAAATACACCTCGCAAAACTATAATGTATCTAAGGAGAAATGTGAGGATGTCATCAAGCCTTTTTTGCAGGTTATTTTAGATGCATCAGATTATGGCTTTTCATGGAATCATTCTGATTCTTACTCATGTACAGGATATATTTGTGGATATTTACGACATTATTACCCGTATGAGTTCGTTACATCTGCTTTAAATATATTTAAAGATAACGAAGATAAAGTCAGAGCGATTACGGAGTATGCACAAAATAATGGTATTCGGATTATACCCCCTAAATTTGGCGTATCAAAAGATCAGTATATGTTTGATAAGAGTCAAAAGGTTATCGCAAAAGGTGTTGCCTCTATTAAATATCTGAACGAACAGGTACCGAATGAGCTATATGAGTTGTCTAAACGGTCATACGATTATTTCGTAGATCTGTTGTGGGACATCAATAGGGAGACATCGGCCAATTCACGACAATTAGACATCTTAATCAAAATTGATTATTTCTCTGATTTTGGCAATGGTAAAGAGTTATTGCGCATCAATGATATGTTTAATTTATTTAAACAGGGAACCGCAAAAACAATTAAAAAAGATAAGGTGGATGTAACTCTTTCTAAGATATTGAAGCGGTATGCCAATGGCGTTACTAAATCCGGAGCAGAAGCAAAAAGCTATTCAATTATCGATATGAGAGGTTTGCTTCGAGAGTGTGAACAGTATATCCGTTCTCTTCAGATTGAAGATTTTGATTATAAAAACAAAATGATTACTCAAGAGGAGCTTTTGGGGTATATTGATCTGACTACGGGTAGAGAAGAGGATCGGAAAAAGCTTCTGTTGACAGATGTTGTACCATTGCGAAGTAAAACAGACGATACCATTTGGGCATATGCTTTATTCACACGAAGCATTGGCAGTGGAAAGAGTGGCCGGCTAACTTTAAGAACGAAATTGTATGAGAGTAATCCCGTACAAAAAAACGATATCATCTATGCGGAAAACATTACGAAAAATAAGGCAGGATATTGGTATTTACTTGATTACTATCGTATTGTTGGTGACAATATAAAATTTTACGGAGGTGGGCGAGCATAAAAAAGGTATATCCTATCTTTCAAAAAATTATCGAGACTAATAGCAAAAAAGAAATGATTGAAATTCTGAGAGAGAACCAAGATAATCAAAGGTTTCTTTCTATTTTAAAATTTCTTTTAGATCCGTTTATTATTACAGGTCTTTCAAAAAAGAAAATAAACAAAAAAGTATCTTGCCCGCCATCCATGTCGTTAGATGATATATATGAAGCAATGGCCTTTGTTAGAGTCAACAATAACGGCAGCGATTCTGTAATCGCCACTGTGCAAGACTTTATTAATAAACAGGAGGAGCCATATCGCTCCTTCTGTAAAGATATTTTGTCAAAGAATTTAAAACTAGGTTGTGGCGCCAAAACAGTAAACGCAGCGTATGAAACCAAATTTATTCCTGAATTTGATTGTATGTTGGCAGAAAAATACTATGAGAAAACAGAGTATGTTAAAGGTAAAGAGTTCTATCTTACATTAAAGTTAGACGGTATTCGTTGCTTATGCGTACGCCAGGATAATGTTATTACTTTTTACAGCCGACAAGGACAGATTATTGAAGGCCTTATAGAGTTGGAGAAAGATATTCTATCTTTGATTCCGAATGGGGTAGTATTAGACGGTGAATTGTTGGCAACGCCAATAGGAAATGAAGTGAGTAAAGATCTTTATAAAAGAACCACCCAAATCGTCAGAAGCAAGGGGAATAAAGTAGGTATTGAATATCATATTTTCGATGTTATTAATCTGTCGGATTTTAAAGATGGCAACGCAAATAATCCATATTATGAGCGCAGAAAGTATTTAGATCAACTAAAGGCAACCGGCCATACCCGCATTTTACCAGTCTTATATCATGGAGATGATATCAATATGATTGACCAACTTGTATCGTGGGCCAGAAGTAATGGGCAAGAAGGTATCATGCTGAATATAGCGGATGCTCCATATGAGTTTAAAAGAACAAAAAATCTTTTAAAAGTCAAAGTAATGCAAGATGTTGATCTGAGAATTATAGGTTATAAAGAAGGCGAGGGGAATCTCGCCGGTACTTTAGGAGCCTTAATTGTAAACTATAAAAACAACAAATTAAATGTTGGTAGTGGCTACACTCTTGACGAAAGAGATCGTCTATGGTATAACAGGGACACTCTTCTTGATAAAATTGTAACAATCCAGTATTTTGAGGAAACCGAGAACAAAGATGGAGTTAAGTCTCTTCGGTTCCCAGTATTTCTTAGAATAAGAGAAGATAAAATTGAAGAAAGTTATAATTAGGAGGTAACTATGAAGAAAACAATCCAATGTTTCATTTCAGTTTTTGTGTTAGCTTGTCTGATGATATCTCAAATTAACGTAGCATATGCGGATGAATATGTTGTATCGTTAGAAGATTGTAAATCGTATTACATAAATGATAATGAAATTGAGATGATTGAATCGGTAGTAATGCATGAAGTTGGATATTGTTCGGAAGAAAGTATGATTGCGGTTACACATATTATATTAAATCGGTTGAAAAGTCCTCTTTTTCCAGATAACGTATATGATATTCTCCATGCCGAAGACCAGTTTACAGCTATCCATAATTACTACGACCATACTTTGCCGGTAACCAAAGAAGTCAAAGTGGCAGTTAAAAAGGCGTTTATTCTTCCAGATACAATCAATGGAGCAGTTTATTACTGTAATTTTACATATATTAAAGACCCCAAAACGATTGATTGGTTCCGCAGTCTAATAAAATGTAATGAAATTGACGGACAAGAGTATTTTAAATAAGAGGCTTTATGGGTAAATACACTTACGAAGATTTAAAAATAATGCGCTCTTGGCCATTACAGAGAAAAATCCAAGTTTCACAAACAAGGATTATAGAGTGGTTACAGCATTACAACGATAAAGTATATATTTCGTTTTCGGGTGGGAAGGATTCAACCGTTTTAATAGATTTAGTCCGAAGAATTAATCCGGATATCACAGCTGTTTTTGTTGATACAGGGTTGGAATATCCCGAAATCAAAGATTTTGTCAGATGTTTTGAAAATGTCCAATGGTTACGGCCACAAAAATACGACAATAAAACTAAAAAGCATATCTATTTTCCTTTTTCAGAAGTCATTTTAGAATACGGCTATCCAATTCTCAGTAAGGAAGTGGCCAGCTCCATCGAATCGTATCGATCTGCTAAAACAGAAAAACAGAAAGATAGATATATGAATGGAGACAAGTATAAACACTATAAAATCCCATTAAAATGGCGATATCTGATTGATGAGGATATCAAA